AGAGGAACAAGAGGCGGAAAAGGTATCCCCTACCTCAAACGAGAGCGAGGAACAAGCGATCAAAGAGCAGGGGGTACCCACACCCGACTCAGAACAAAAACCTCTTAAAGAGGCTAAAAACCCTTAGCCCGATGAGCCGAGCAACAACCCTTTCCTATATACATTACTTGATGGTATATAGGAAAGATGACAGGAAACATAAAAAGTGAACGTGTCAAACCTCAAAATAATATGTTACAGAATCAAATACAGAATACATCAAAGCAAGCATTCCCTACCGGTGCAGCAATAACAAGCGGCGCACAAGCGGCAAGCGGAATATTTGCACAATGGATGCAAAATAGAGCCAATCGCAAGATGGCGGAATACACCTACTCCAAAGATTTGGAAATGTGGGAGAGGCAAAATGCATATAACTCTCCCGAACAACAAATGCAACGATTCAAGGATGCAGGACTAAACCCAAATCTCATATACGGACAAGGTAATGCAGGAAATGCTACTACACTCCCTAAGTATCAAAAGCCAGATATCTCAATAAAGGCTCCTCAGGCTAACGTTATGGGAAACCTCAATATGTACCAGGACTTAAAAAACAAAAAAGCATCTGAGGACGTCCTTCAGGAACAAGCAAGATTACTATCAGAGAAAGCCCTCACTGAATCCGTTAATAGAGCATACATTTTCACCAAGGATCAGGGAGCACAATTCAACTTAGGTATGGATCGTACTTACAGAGGAAGAGAGCGCTCAGCTGGTATCGATTACACCCAAAACCGGAGCGCAAATGCCTGGTGGAACAGGCAGCAGCAAATGCAGCAATATGATATAACCCGTAAGTACGGAAGCCAACTGGCTAACTATAACATGCAAATAGCTCAACAGCAATTGCTGATGAAAATCAAAGACAATCAATTCTACATGCATAGGCTATTCGGCCCTATGGCAACATCAGCAGTCCGCTCAATTGGCGGCGTAGCTGGCCGACTACTGGGAGGCAAATTCAATATGTCAAAAGCCGCTAAAGGCGGAATAAGGCTCAAAGGAGCTAAACTCCCAACCAAACTAACATCAGCAAAACCGAGAAAAGGCTTCAACTACTGGAACCAGGCAAATAGAGCCTTCTCGCAATACAATAATCCTTATTAATTCACTTAAAATCAAAATCATGAGACGTAGAACATTTCGTAGACGATTCAAACGCAATTATTCACGCAAACGTGCAGCCGGCAGGTACCGCAAGCGAAGAGGTACAAAGACACGCTATAATCTAAATTCACGTGGCGGAGTTAGACTATAACTATGCAGTGTCACCACCCGCAAACGATACGGCAAGAAGATAAAAGCATCACCGTCCCATGTGGGCGGTGTATGCCTTGTCGTGTTAATCACGCACAACAATGGTCATTCAGACTAAAGCAGGAAATGGAAACCTGCTCTTCAGCAGTGTTCCTAACCCTTACCTATGAGGATTCTGAGTTACTAAGAAACGACTCAGGACATCCGGATCTCTATAAACCAGATCTACAAAAATTCTTCAAGCGGTTACGCTATTATACTGCTCAAGAGGAAATTGAGGCAGTAAACGCTATCAAGACAAATCAGATCGTAAGATTCCCAAAGATCAAATATTATGCATGTGGTGAGTTTGGCGGTGAAACGTTCCGCCCTCACTATCATGCTATTGTATTCAACGTACCACACAAAGTATTGGAAAAACTCAATCAAATATGGAAACTAGGATTCATTTATACAGGAACAGTCACGCAACATTCAATCAATTACGTGACAAAGTACATCACCAAGATCGATACTCGGGACTTGGAACTCAAGGATTTAACCCCACCATTCAACGTAATGTCCAAAGGTATAGGAGCAAATTACATAACCGATGAGAACAAAGACTACCATTCAAGATATAGCTCTATGCTTCATAGACGGGAAGCAGGTAAATACAAGCGCATTCCGAAATACTATGATGACAAAATCCATGATCTCACTGATGAAACAACAGCTAAAAAGCTCAAGCGCTATAAAGACTACCGGAAGTTTAAAAACGATGTCAGGAAAATCAAGGAAGATAAAGAACTGATCCGCAAAGGATTAGACCCTTACAAAGTTCAGGAAGAACGCATTAAAAATGAAAAACGTATATTCAACCAATCAAAACGCACAAAACTATGAGTACCTTCTATTCAGCAAAAACAAGGCGCATGCAGCGCAACAAGTTCAATCTCTCACATGAGAGGAAGCTATCATGTAAGATGGCTGACTTAGTACCAATCTATCTACAGGAGATAATTCCCTCGGACAAATTCTCCGTCAATTCGGAAATATTCATGAGGCTCGCTCCCATGATATCACCAATTATGCACAGGGTAAACGTAACAACCCACTTCTTCTTCGTCCCCAACAGAATCATATGGGACAACTGGAAGGACTTCATTACAGGTGGAGAAGATGGTGCAGCAGACCCCGTATTCCCATACATCAACATCTCTAATGCCGAGAGGGCATATCTATCCAAAGGATCACTAGCAGACTATTTTGGATATCCAATCATATCCGATACGGCAGATGTAGCTGGATCACATCAAATCAATGCCCTACCTTTCAGGGCATATCAAAGTATATTCAACGAGTATTACCGAGATCAAAACTTACAAACAAAGGTTGACTTAGCAACCAATGAAGATGGCGCTGTAACTAATGCAGCAGCCTTACAAGCACTTCGGACTCGCAATTGGGAGAAAGACTATTACACCTCATGCTTACCCAATGCGCAAAAAGGCGATCCGGTTGGTATCCCGGTCGACTTCAATTATAAAGATCAATCGGATGTATTCGACTCAGCCGGTGGAGATGCTCTCTCCGGTGATCTTAATGCTGGTGGAACACCATCCAGACTAAATGTAATCGGAACACCCGCAAGGATTGAGAACCTGGAAGAAGAGGGTGTATCCGTTACAGTGGAGCAACTGCGTGTAGCAGTTCGACTACAAGAATGGCTCGAGAAAAACATGAGGGCAGGTTCCCGATATGTGGAATCAATCATGGCTCACTTTGGAGCCAGAGTACCAGACTATACAGCAGACCGCCCCATTTATCTAGGTGGCGGAAAGCAACCCGTTAACATCTCGACCACACACTCTACCTATTCAGGTGAATCAGCCAACACCCACGATTTGCCACAGGGCAATATGTCCGGTAACGGTATAAGTGTTGGAAACACCAACAAGTTCAGTCACAAATTCACCGAACATGGATTCGTAATCGGAATCATGAGCACGTTGCCTAGGACCGCTTACCAGCAGGCCGAGGAACGCGTATGGACTAAATTCGATAAGTTCTCTTACTACTGGCCAGAGTTCAGCCAGCTAGGAGAACAGGAAGTCAAAAACTCTGAAATCTATAAGGATTTCAACGATGCCGTCTATAATGATGGCACATTCGGCTACCAGTCAAGGTATGCCGAGTATAAGTATCAACAGTCAAAAGTGGCTGGTGACATGCATGACTCACTCGCCCATTGGCATATGGGCAGAATATTCAATGGTCAACAAGCACTCAATGAACAATTCGTACAAGCAGACCCACGTAAGGATATATTTGCAGTTACGGACCCGGATGTGGACAACCTCTATGTTCAGGTTTATAACAATGTCCAAGCATTACGTCCTATTCCTAAGTATAATGTTCCTACTCTCTAACTGCACAGTTGAAGTTTATTCAACTAAGCATCTAAAAATAGTGACGCCCTCCCGACGTACGGTCGGGGGGCAGGAGTCACTGAAACCGATGCCGGAGGTGGACACTCTTTTTCAGAGTGTTCCAATCCCAGCCGGCAGGTTGAAATTTCCGGAGGAAAACTAAACAGATAATCAAATGGCAAGAAACAAGCGCAAGCATACACACTCAGCTAATTACGTATTCAAGAAAGAATACGGAGAAAAAAATACTAAAGATTCTCTCACTGTACCGGGAGAATCTTACACCGTTAATCAACTACTTGAGCGATCACGCTCAGGCGTTCCCATCGCACAGATGGTGAACATCAATAAAGGCTATTTCGACGAAGGAGCAGAAATAGACGACTTCGCACCAGAACCCGATTTCGACCTAGTCGATATCGAAAACATGGCTCATCAATCGAGCGAGATAATCAATCGAGCGAAAGAGCAAGAGGAACAAGAGGCGGAAAAGGTATCCCCTACCTCAAACGAGAGCGAGGAACAAGCGATCAAAGAGCAGGGGGTACCCACACCCGACTCAGAACAAAA